AACTCTTAGCCTTGTGATGGCCGGCGGCAATGCCGTTCAGCAGATCGGCGAGGAAATCTACTACCGAGTCAAAGCGTCGTCCGCAATCGCCAATGGTCAATCGGTGATGGTAACTGGATCGGTAGGGGCGTCAGGGGGTCTGTTAGCAGCGCCTGCCAGCGGTTTGACGGCAAGTAACGGTGAACATCTGATTGGTGTTGCTACTGAAGACATTGACTTGAATGGCTGGGGCTATGTCACGCAGTTTGGCTTGGTAAGAAACATCAACACGACGGGAGCGTCTGTTGGTGAAACTTGGGCTGATGGTGACAATCTTTACTACAACCCTGCCTATGTTGGCGGTCTGACAAAATCAGTACCTACTGCGCCAACAGCGATTGTTGAAGTCGCTGAAGTTGTCCACGCTCATGCTTCCAACGGATCGCTGTTCATCCGAGTCACGGTCTTTCCCCGACTGAATCAGCTTGCAAACGTCTACGCACCGTCTCCAAATGACAATGACTTGATTTCATGGTCAACCGGCAATAGCCGGTGGCAAACCACGGCAGTCAAGACCGTCAACAGCACTTCTTTGCTAGGCAGCGGTAATGTTGCAGTGCAAGAAACGCTGGTGTCTGGCACCAACATTAAGACGATTAACAGCACTTCTTTGCTGGGCAGCGGCGACATTGCAACCGGCGATGTGACGTTAGCGGGCACTCAGACGCTAACCAACAAGACGATTGACTACTCTAACAATACGCTGACGGGCGTTCAGCCCACCCTGGTTAGCGGTACGAGTATCAAGACGATCAACAGCACGAGCCTGTTGGGTAGTGGTGATATTGCGACCGGTGATGTGACATTGGCCGGAACGCAAACGCTCACTAACAAGACGATTGACTACTCCAACAATACGTTGACGGGTGTTCAACCGACGCTGGTTAGTGGCACAAGCATCAAGACCATCAACAGCACCTCGCTGCTTGGTTCTGGCGACATCACAACAGGCGATGTGACGCTGACCGGAACGCAGACTCTGACCAACAAGACCTTCACCGGCTACACCGAGACGGTCTACGCCTTGGCGGGTACGGACATCAGCGTTGCTAACGGAAGTGTGCAGACCAAAACTTTGTCGGGCAACACCACGTTTACCGAATCGCTGGCTGACGGGCAATCTGTCGTGCTGATGATCAACCCTGCGACCTTCACGATCACATGGCCCACGATGACATGGATCAATGTAGCTGGATCAGGATCAGCCCCAACGCTTGAAGCCTCTTCAACGAACGTGATCACGATGTGGCAGGTCGGCGGGACCGTATATGGCAACTGGGCAGGGAGTGCCTAATGCTGGCAAATAAGCTGATTAAGGGCGGCGGCGCTGCAACCCCCACCGACCCGCAGTTTCCTTACGTCACGATGCTGTTGCATGGCGACGGGACGAATGGGGCACAGAACAACACATTCCTCGACGCCAGCGCGAACGCCTTCACCATTACCCGCAACGGCAACACGACGCAGGGTTCGTTCAGTCCGTATGGGGATAATTGGTCGAATTACTTTGTTAAGGCTTCAACTAGCTATTTATTAACTCCGTTAAACGGGTTTGCTGGCAACTTTACGATTGAAGCGTGGATTTATCCGTTAAGTAATGACACGACTATATATTCTGGGGGTGGGTCCGCTGTCCACGAATATTTCATGATTAGAGGGGGCGGCACAAATATTGAAGTTGAATTGCAAAGTGGCTATGGAGGCGCAAATTATTATCCGGTGCAAGGGTTTAATTTATTGAATAGGTGGACTCATGTTGCGCTTGTTCGGTCTGGCTCAACAGTTAAATGCTATTTTGATGGTGTCGCCTCCGCAACAACTATGTCAATGGCAGCGTCTGCTTTTCCAACATCGAGCAATAAAATAGGAACATACTCGGCAAACCCTACAAGCTACGGTTTTGATGGCTATATATCTAACCTGCGTGTGTTTGACGCGACTGCGTTTTACACAGCCAACTTCACTCCTCCGACCGCTCCGCTCACCGCCATTGCTGGCACCTCCCTGCTCACCTGCCAAAGCAACCGCTTCAAAGACGCATCAGCCAACAACTTCACGATCACGCGCAACGGTGATGTCAGCGTCCAGCGGTTCAGCCCGTTTGCCCCGACTGCGGAGTACAGCGCCAGCGTGATTGGTGGGTCAGGGTACTTTGATGGGACGGGGGATTGGTTGCAAACGCCAAGCAATTCGGCATTCAATCTTAGCAGTGGCGCGTACAGCTTAGAGTTGTTTGTGTTCTTCAATTCTGTGTCTGGTTCGTCGGTAAATGTTTTATTTGGTTTCAGCGGGGCAGCTACAACCGGCTACCCACATCTGTTGCTCTCATCAAACGTCTTGTATTGGCAGACACGCGGCGGCGGCGCAAACGAAACTTCTGTTTCATGGGCACCTTCTGCGGGACAGTGGTATCACATAGCGGTGGGCTGGAATGGCTCAAACAGCCTAGCGATTTGGATCAATGGCACCCGCGTTGCAACCAATACCGTAACTCCAACTTCTACTGGGCAAAACGGACTTAACATTGGCGGCGCTTCAGATGGGTATTCAATCAACGGTTATTTGTCTAATGCGAGGCTAGTTAAAGGTTCTGATGTTTACGGGGTTGGAAATTCGACAATCACCGTACCAACGTCGCCCCTAACCGCAATCACAAACACCAGCCTGCTGCTGTCCATGACCAACGCGGGTATCTACGATAACGCGATGATGGCTGACCTTGAAACGGTCGGCAACGCGCAGGTCAGCACGACGCAGAAGAAGTTTGGTACGGGGTCGATGAAGTTTGATGGGACGGGGGATTGGCTTGTTGCACCAAACTCGCCAAATTTAAGTTTTAATACTGGCGACTTCACCATTGAATTCTGGTTGTATTTGAACACCACTGCTGTTGAGCAATGGTTTGTTTCTTGGACAGGCCCAGGATATTGCACAATTTATCTCAATAGCGGAACGATCAGATGGTATGCGAATGGTGGTTTGCGAATCACTGGAGCATCGCTATCGACAACAACTTGGTATCACATTGCGCTGACCCGAGAGAACGGTTCTACTAAATTGTTTGTTAACGGTACTCAAAGTGGAAGCACTTACGCCGACACTAATTCGTATGTTCCAACCGCTTTTACAATTGGCGCATCCCCTGTTGCAACTGCACCGCTCAACGGCTACATCGACGACCTACGCATCACCAAAGGTTACGCCAGATACACAAGCAATTTCACCCCGCCTACTGCGGCGTTCCCGAACCAATAAGGACTAACCATGTTCGTAGCACATATCTCTCATTTGGTCCCGATGGATTATCGGGCGGCGTTTCCAAACGTCAGTTTCCCTGCCAGCGGTCCGAGCGATGATTTCCTCACCGAGCAGGGATTCGCCAAAGTGTCGGCGTTCAAGGATCACGATCGGGCAACGCAGAAACTGGTGAACGTGGCGGCGTACTACGAAGCGCCGTGGGTTTATACCGTCAAGGTGGTGGATAAAACCGCCGAGGACATCCAAGCAGAAACTGATGCCCAGGCGGCAAACGTCCGCGCACAACGTGATCGACTGCTTGCTGAATCTGACTGGGTGACAATTAAAGCGGTCGATGCGTCCGCTGACGGCCTTGGGGTTCAGTTGCCAATGGTATGGATCAATTACCGCAAAGCATTGCGAGACATTACTGTACAAGAAGGTTTTCCGTGGACTATTGTTTGGCCCGAAAAGCCGTAATATAATTTTGGAAACCTTACCGGCGAGGCACACCGGGAACTCTAACGAGTTAATTCATGACTGAAGAAGTTCAAACCTTAGCGGAAGTTGACTCCGCGCAAGCCTCCGAAGTGACGGCCACTGAGGAACAGGCACAAACTGCGCCGGAAGTAACTGAAAGTCCTGTCGAAGAACCTGACGAGAAGAGATTCACCCAGGCTGATCTCGATGCGATGATCGGTAAGCGCCTCGCAAGAGAGCAACGGAAATGGGAACGCGAACAGCAGGCCAAACTTGCAGAAATGCAAACCAAGGCCAGCGTACCGGCAGATATCCCGCCAGTCGATCAGTTTGAATCGCCCGAAGCCTATGCGGAAGTATTGGCTGAGAAACGCGCCCAAGAACTGATTGCCCAGCGTGAAGCTGCCAAGCGCCAAGCTGAGATTATGGAGGCGTATCAGGATCGGGAAGAAGAAGCGCGGTCTAAATACGATGACTTTGAACAAGTCGCGTATAACCCGCAAATTCGGATTACCGAAGTGATGGCCGAGACAATCCGTGCTTCTGATATTGGCCCCGACCTAGCATATCACCTGGGGTCCAATCCAAAAGAAGCCGAGCGCATCTCACGACTTTCGCCCTTTTTGCAGGCTAAGGAGATTGGAAGGATTGAGGCCAAATTGGCCGAAACCCCTCCGGTCAAAAAAGCATCGTCTGCACCTGAACCGATCAAGCCGGTCAGTGCAAGGATTTCTAACACCGGAATCGTCGATACAACCGACCCTCGGTCTACCAAGACCATGACAGATTCCGAGTGGATTGAAGCCGAGCGCCGACGCCAGATCGCCAAGATGCAGGCGGCACGAAACCGCTAAGGAGTTAAATTATGGCGAATAGCCTTCTTACTATTGACATGATCACTCGGAAATGTCTCGAAATCCTTGAGAACAACCTTGTGATCACCCGCAACGTAAACCGTCAGTACGACAGCTCGTTTGCTGTTGAAGGGGCCAAGATCGGCTCGACCCTGCGTATCCGTCTGCCGGACCGCGCTCTGGTCACCGATGGTGCTACTCTCTCCGCGCAGGATGACGAAGAGCAGTACACCACCCTCACCGTGGCAAGCCAGAAGCACATCGGCGTCCAGTTCACCTCGCAAGAGATGACCATGCAGTTGGACGATTTTGCCGACCGTGTTCTGAAGCCGCGTATCAGCCAGCTTGCTTCGTCGGTTGACGCTGACGTTGCCAACGCATACAAGACC